GCTCGTGTTTCCCGTACCCCCGTAGTGACCAGACATCCCTCGTCGTAAGATGAGTTTGTCGCCGGCCGAAAGTCCGGTGTCCTCAGTGAAATACGTCAGGTCGGGCCAAGGACCCTCGGTACTTGACGGATCCATATTTGACGCAGCGGTCCCGTCATAGCTTGCGCTACCGTTATCTGCGTCTGCGTAAAACGTCGCCATTAGGCTGGGGTCCTGATTACCTGGCCAGACTCTCGCAGATCTATCTCAAGCTCGAGCAATGACTTGATGGTGGTCAGCCGGTCCTTCTTGGCGACGGCCGACGCCAGAAATTCTTGGAACTCGTCTTCCAGTTCCTGGCCCTCAAGGCCGTCATCGTAAAACACCTTGCGGTAGGCGTCGGGCCACGCCTGTATGTCAGCGACCTTGGCCTCATACCTCACGAGCTTTGACGAGTGTGAAGCCAGCATGTGCTCCAGCTCGCTGGGAATGTTCGGATCCTCCACATGCCACCGACGGTGGAGGCCCTGCTGTTCAATCTGTTCTTGAGGTGTTGGCATATATAAAAACCGTCCACGGGGAGGCGACCGAAGCCGCCTCCCCGTTTCAGGCCGTGAGGAGGACTAGCGCAACTGGACCGCTTTGATCCAGTCAACTTCCAAGGAAGGTGATCCGGCACTGACGACCGACACTTTCATTGTGGTGGCCGACAACACTGACGCCGTGAGGTCACTCAGCTTCTTCGAGGCCACCTTGACCCCGTCGGCGTAAGCCGTGATCTCGGTGTCAGCACCGGCACCACGAACCCGAAACCCGAGCTTGACATACGAACCGGCGGTGATTGCCTTGGTGGCAATAGTCTCGTCGTTCGTGGCGTCGTCATGCTTGAGGACGGCACTGTCTGCCGCAATCTCAAAGCTCAGACGATCCGAGTTGTCAGCATCTTCCAGGCCGCAACGGAGAACCGCAGCCGTCACGATCTTGATGCGGGCCTCGAAAGTGAAGTCCTTGTTGTCAGCGAGCTTGAACGCAATCGCGCTGTTTGCCGCGTCTGCGGTAGTGTCGAAGAGAACGGAGCCACCGATATCCGTTCCATCAACGGGAGCGCCAACCATATTGAGTGACGACACTCCAACAAAGTCCTCGAAAACCTCAATCTGCTTCTTCGGAGAAGCAAGGGGATCAACGTCAAACCAGACACCATCACTGGGTCCGACATCTCCATTGTCTCCGCGATATTGAACTTCAACAGCCATGTTGAGTTCTCCTTTCTTTCAATTAAGCGGCACCGTCGGTGCTGAGCTTAGCCAGACGACGACGGTCAACGCAGAGAGAGTTCCAAGACAAGTCAACATGCACCTGATACACATTGTGCTGACCAGCCACGCGAAGCGGCCCGTCTTCTCGGAGATGTTCACCCTTCAGGAAGAACACCGAGAAGACACCCCAGTTGACGAGGTAAATAGGCTTGTTGGTTTCAGCATCCAACTTGGGGATGTAGACCAACGGGTTGCGGCGGAACGAGATGTTCCCGTCCATGGACGCGAGGTCCCGGCCGAGGTTCTCGTTCTGGGCTTCACCGATATCTTCGAGAGCGGAAATGCTCTCTTCATTCATATAGATTCGGTAGTTCTGACCCTTGGAGGTCCGGTAGTCAGGAATGTCCACAGGCGATTTGAAGTCCGTCAGGCGGTGAGCCTTGCGGAGTTTCTTCACTAAATCTGATTTAGTAAAATTTGTGAACTTGTCGGTATAATTGCTCCAACGAGGATAATCGCTGGCGCTCAAATTACCTGGACCCGACGCAAACTGGGCGTGGTTTCCGCCATTGAATCCCTGGGTTGTTGCACCCTGGATCCAGTAGCGAATACCGAACGGCGTCACGTTGTCGCCGCCGTGGTCGTCCCAGAACGTGTCTTCGAGCAGCTTGGCGAGGCTGATCATGGCGTCCGCACGGCGAACCTTGACCAGTTCCACAATCTGCTCTGGACCTTCGTTCATCGCGCGTTCGCGACGATCAAAGGCATAGTTCGTCGTGGTATGCCGGAAGGGCACATCCAAGACCTGCATGACATCGCCGACATTGACATCATCGCTATTATATAATCCGACGTGCTTTGCAGCACCGGACTGGTCAACCATCACGTTCCGCTGGAGACCTTCTCCGGTCGAGAACTTGACCTTGCTGGACTTAAGCATCTTCGAGAGGACTTCATATTCCTGAAGATCGGTGGCAATCTCTGTCCACCGCATCTTCCCCAATTCCTTTTGGGTGGTTTTTACGAGGTCCAGGATCTGGTCATGGCTAAGGGCCATATCTTATATCTCCTGTTCCAGGCGGCTAAAAATCAGCCATCTTGTCCGCGAGCGCAGCGACTGCTGATTCCTCCGGCGTAAAGTTAGAAGCGCTTTCACGCTGAGTCGGCCGGTGGGACAACGTCCTTTGCTTGCGAATGTTTGACCGGATCTTAGTCCGCTCCATTTTTGTCATCATCTCACCATGCAGGGCATGGAGAGAACGGTTCCATGTCGTATCCTCGTTTTCTGTCGGATACTTCTCTGAGATGGTATTGAACAAGTCAACCACCTCCTTACGGGCCTTCATCTCGGGGCCGCTTGGATCCAAGTCATCAAGCGAACCTGCCCCGAAAACTTCCGCCAGTTCATCCGGTATAGACGCGAATCTCGCGTCAACGCGGGAAATAAAGGCACGCTGCTGCTCGTCGTCCAGATGGTTGAGCACCTGGGAATGGGCCGCACGCACCGACTCCATCTCGCCGGCCAGATGTTTGGCCAACGAGGAAAACTCGTTGATGATGTCGTCGTCGTAAAGCTCTGAGTCCAACTGGACCTGATAAGGAGCCTGCTCCTCCTGAACTGCTGGCGTATCGTCGCCACTCTGTTGTTCACGCCGAGACACATACTGCTCAATGGCCTCGGGTGAAGCGAACAGATCAAGGTCCTCACTGCTCAGTCCGACCTCGCCGGCTCGGGCAGTCAGCTCAGAAGAAATACCCACCTGTTGCCCAGCCGACTCGTGGTCGGCCTCACCAGCAGGCTCCTCGGGTTCCTCCTCGGAGATATCCCCAGGCTCTTCGTCGGGGATGTCCTCGAGATCCTCTTCGTTTTCCGTAGAATGCTCTGGGTCAACAATGTCGAATTGATCAGCCGGATCAGTCGCGTCCTCGTCCGTCTTGTCATCGGGAAAGAAATCCGCGCCTACCTCGTCGGTCTGCATCTTTTCCGTTTCTGGCTGTTCCACTTTTTCTTCTTCGGGCATTTCTATTTCCTTTTTTGTGGGTCTGAGTACCCACCATTTCGGTCGTAGAAGCCATGCGCCTCACAGTGCTTCTTACGTTGTGTGGCAGACTCGTAGACTGCCTCGCCTGTTTTCTCGTACTGAATAGGGACACCCAGCCGCTCGTCGGCAGCCCTGGCCTCTTTGACCTGAGACGGGTGGACCCCCATGGCATCTGACTTTTTGGGGTATGTACTCGAGACCCCCGGCAGCATCCCCTGGAAAGTCCGCTGGGCCGTCGTGCCGTCCTCGAGGCGGATCCACCCATCCTTATCTTGGAGCTTTCGCATCGCCTTGACCGACATGAACAGCTCAATCAATTCGCCGTTCGGCTTGACGTAGACATAGGTGGGCATCAGAGCATCTCCCTCGCAGCACCGGCTCGCTCGGCGGGCTGTGACTGGCCACCCATCAGTGTGTTCATCAGAACCTGTTCAGCGCCACTCTTGCTGGCACCTGGCTGATTGATGCGGACGTTCTCAGTTCGCGTCACCGAGGACTGCCCGGCCGGCGAGTTGCCGCCCCGCTCCTCGTGAACCGGCTCACCGGAAGGCTCGCCCGAGGCATCCACAACGATCTCCTCAAGCTCCGGCAGGTTCATGTACTTGGACTTGATCCGCATGTACGCACCAAAGTCAATCCGCTTACCCTGCTCCTGGATCATCTGCATGCCGGGCAACAGAACCTGCATCATCAACGCATCAATGGCCGCTATGCGTGCGGCCGGCGGATGGTGCTGCATGGAGTACGGTTCAATGTCCAGGTTGTAGTCAAAGAAATCTCCCTCGCGAAGATCCTCTGGCATGTATTCCTGATCAGGGTTCGGCCACCGGATCTCGTCACCGACCTGCTCGCCGTTCATCTCCTTCGAGATGGGCATGTCAATCATGGGTGAGTACCACATGATGGCGGCAAGGTCCCTGATCACCCCGCGTGCAAACCCGACAGTCCGCTCCTGCATGTCGGCCACCCGCTGGTGACTGCTCTCGCTCAGCAGTTGCTCCTGGCCGAGCGTCGGGGCCTCTGATCGCAGGCCGGCCAGCGTGTCCAGGTTTCCAGCCATCTCTGAAAAGAAGCTCTTGGACTGGATCGCAAACGCGAGGTTGCTCTGGTCTAGAGTTGAATACTTGTGGACCGTGATCGCGGCCGGGTTGTCGGTGCGGATGGCCTCTCCATCACTCGACTCGACCACGCGACGGGCATCCTCTTCGGAGCCACCGGGGTAGGTGAACACATCCTTCTGCCGCTGGGACTGACGGGACAGCTTGCGGTACAGGCTGTTCACCAGCTCGTGCAGGTCCATCAATAGGGCAACCATGGGCAGACCCATCACGTTGCCGGGGACCTCGGCAAAGCTCAGGCGGTGATAGGGTCCTGCCTCGGGACCTTCCCAGTCCCTGATGCTCAACGGCTTTCCAGCCACGGTCCCAATCATGCCGGCGGCCGGGACAACCATTATCTGGTTCTCGCGTGGCAGCCAAATCTCCCAGAGATCCACAAAGTCGTCATACTCGTCCACCGAGTTGCTGCCGCCCTGTGAAATTGAATCAGCTGTGGCGTCACCACCCTCGTTCGTATGGCTCTTATTGCTGACCTTCAGCTCTTTGCGGACCTTGCTGTCCCACTCCTTGTTCTCCTGAGCTTCTTCCAGAGGGACACGGAACTGGTTGCCAGCAAAGGAGATCTGGTCCCAGCGGGTGACCGACATGTCCTGACACCAGTGATCCAGGGTCACCGTGTCCGCAAAGGGCTGTCCGATGTCGTGAAGGAACCCGTCAATCTCAACCTGGCTATCGGCCGCCATGCCCACCTTGACGATCCCGACCGAAAACATGGCCTCGACCACGGCGTGCCGCACAGTGTTGACGAAATCAATCTCATCCAGCAGATGATTGCACGCCAGCTCCAGCTCATAGGCCCTCGGCCTGAGATCGTTTTTGCGTGTGGTGACCAGGACCTTGGGGCGGTTGGCAGCGAGCTGACGTGTGTAGGTGTTGACCGCCTGCTCAATCAGGTTGAGGTAGACCCTCTTCCCGGCACCGTCATCGGAATAGCGTGCTCCAACGTACTCTTTGATGGCCGCGAGCCGATGCTCACGAAACGGGCGCAGCTTGCGACGAGACCACTCAATGGCCGAATAGAGCCGACGGCGGTCCCTGTCTTTTTTCGGGTTCATTTACACTTCTTCCGCGACTTCTTGCCCTTACGCTTGGCCTTCTTGGCGGCAGCTTTGCCCTTGGCTGTGTACGGGTACTTTTTTCCGCCGACTCGAGGCACCGCTAGAACTCCCAGTAAATGGTGACCGTAGCGGACTTGGTGGCCCCACCTTCGGCAACCACAATCTTGACCCGCTCGTTGTTCAGCGGGAGCTTCTCGGACGAGTCGGTAAGATCTCCTAGTGTCGTCGTATCAACTTGGAGCCGGGGATATGAGTCAGTGGCGACCGTGTTGGTAATACTCAGAATCTGGTCATCGCTATCCTCGGTGGTGATGACATAATCCACCGCAGCGGCCATATCCGTATTCACAATCTTGATGCGGTGAAGCAAACCATTGAGTACGCTCGAGTAAGCCGTCGCGACTCCACTACTGTCAGTCGTGACAGTCACAT